CAATATAACTATTGTTAATTAATGTTAAATTGTACCCTAGACTTAATGCAGGGCCACCCGAAGTGGCACTAGTACCAACGGGGTTTCGAGCACACCCACTTAAATATCCAGCACCATTCCCGCCCTGCCCCATAATATAGCCACAATTTTGTAATTTGATTACATCTCCAGAAGTTCCTCCTGTTAATGTTAACCCTGCATTAGCAGTAGAAGTGGCATATATATATACTCCAGAATTAACTTTAACTGTAATACAACTTTTACCAGTTACATACCCGCCGATGCTAGAAACATTTAAGTTAGCATTGGCGGTGTTTGAACTAAATGTATAACTTACATTAACTCTATTACTTTTACCATAAAAGTTATTTAAAGCTATTTGTCCAGATGATTTTCCGGCTAATGTTCGAAAATTACTATCATTAAATGATGCTTGTGTCGTAGGTCCAATACCTAATTCTTTTTCAATAGATTGCCCAGTAGTACTTCCACCTAAACTAAGTTGACCGCTAGAGTTTAATGTCATTGTAATATTTTGAGTATAGATTGTTATGCAGTATATGTTCCGGATTTATAAAAATAATGATAAGTTTTACCACCACTATTATTTATCGTACATCCGTTAGCTCTTAAAAATTTGACGGACTCCGTAGGGCGTGTGGGGTCTCCGTCTAACCTAAGGGCCTTTCACCCTAGCCAAGTTGCTATGCAAACTTTACCCCTACCAGATCATATATTTATTTAAGATATATTGGTAACACAAAGCGTTATTGGTATTTGTATTGTTGGAAATTTAATGGCAAGTCCGAAATAATTTAAAATATCAGTTATAGCTGCTATGAATTTCTTTACAATATTAAGTAAAAAATTATTAATCCAAATCATCATGTCACTTAAGATATGTGGTAAATCCACACAAGGCATATTTACAGATTTGTTCAAAGGAAGTTTATAGTCTAATGGTAGTCCAAATATAGGTAAAGAAAATTGTTCAATAATTTGTATTATGTCCCAACACGTAATACCTGCTACTTTATTATAATATTGTTGTGCTAATTTTAATAATGCTTGATATATATCATTAATAGTTGGCGGATGTGCTAACAAATTTATTATTTTGCCAAGAAATTTATCCACTGCAGCTTTAAAAATATCATAATAACTACCTAATAGTGCCAATCCTTCTTGAATATAGTCAAGTAATTGTTTAATCTTTTTTATTAATGCAGGCCACAGACTAACAAATATATTTTTAATAATAATTTCTAATTGTTTTTCAGCACTTATGATATCGTTAATAATTTGTCTTGGGATATTTAAAATATCAAGCACGTTCATTAATTGATTATATGCATGATGATAAAGATCAGTCACTGCTGTTTCAATAATACTATAGATATTTGGATTGAATAAATCACTAATATGTAAATTTAGTACTCCTATTGATAAGTCCAGTACCCCTAGCCCCAATTTTTTCAATTGTTGATATATTGAATATAAGGCAGTCCATATAGGATTAACAAATGACTGCATAAGAAAATTATATATTCTAGTAACAGCAGCCATGATATCACTAATAGGATCGATAACTCCATCAGTTTTACAAGCAATACTTAATAAAGGTATTGTTATACCAGTTACATTTACCCCAGGCGGATATGCATTGCGTATTGCATCTGCTATTCCTTGCATGGTAAATGATTGACCCACATTAACACTGATAGTTGTATTAATATGGTCATGAGTTACTGGCATTTTAAACTACTGCAATTCCAGTTGTACCCTGTGTATACTGACTTGCGGCATCCTTTTTACTTGCACTGATTGCCATAACATGATTCTTACTTAATGTAATGAATTCATCACTACCCAACAACATCCAAGGCATCATTCCCAATCCACCTTGAGCCATTGTAAGTGCTAATGGACGGCGAATTTTAATCGACGTTTCAGTTTCACTTTCAAACTCAGCAATTAGTTCATCACTATTTATCAGCTTTAAACTAACTACATCGCCCTGCTTATAACCTTTGTTTAATAATAACATTTTTAATCCTTAATTTCAATCCAGGAGTAATCTCCCATCCACTTGACCTTACATATATATTCCCATTCTTCCGGAGGACCTGTGCTCCAGTCCTTGGGACCTTGCATGTTTAATCTTGTGCACTCTTTTCTATGATCATACACTAGCCAATATGTTTTGCCGTGAGCAATTTGAAAACTGTACTCTGCGGCATGAACCATATCAGTAACATCTAATCTTCTTTTAAGTTCATCAGCTTGTCTTTGCAATACTGAAACCAATTCCATTATACGATCATATTCTTGTTGAGCATGCATCCTTGCTACATTGAGCATGATGTCTTTTTGTTTTTCTACAGGAACAAGATCAAATTTTGGGCCACTAGATTCAGTAGCATATGGGGTAACGTTTCTATTAAAAAACGGAACTACCGAGTCACCTATCTGTGAATCATAACTAGTTCTTCCCTTAGCTGAATTACTCTTCTCCAATTAACTTCTCTAACAATTTGTAATTATCATATGCTTTTTTAAGGGCCGCATGTTTTTCTAATTTCTCTGGACTTGGCTCATCTAAAATAGCAAGTCTATCTTGTATCTTACCTAATATGTTGACAATGTTTTTGCCTTTAACAATTAGGTCGCCATTTACTGTCATTGCTGGGTTGGGATTATTATTACTAAAGCTAGAAACAGTATTACCCCAATGTGGTCCACTAGCACCGCCGATCACATATGAACCAGAATTACCAATTGATATATTATTATTTCCTGAACTTAACCAAGAACTACTGGTAGTTATGGTATATGTATTGGCCAGTAATTTATCCAATTCATCTTGTGTAAGACTTGGTAATGCCGACTGACTTAGCTCTTGTGCTATAATTCCAATATTAGGATAGTCGTCCCATTCAAACTTATCAAGTTTATCCATTTAATTTGGCCTTAAGTTCATTGAATCCACCAATATATTCATCATCTAAAAATATTTGTGGAACTGATCTTGCATTAGGTACAGATTCTAATAATTCTTCTTTGGTATATCCATCACCAATTTTCTTTTCTTCAAATGGAATACCTTTTAATTCTAATAATGTTTTTGCTTGATCGCAAAATATACAATTATATTTTGACCATACTATTGCTTTCATATCTTTCCTTTATAGATCTGGTAACTCGTCGTGACTAACTGAATCGCTCATCACACCAATCACATAATTTGTTGACTCTGTTTCTTGTAGAGCACTTTGTTTCTTTCCAATATTGACATGTTTATTAAACCATGGAATAGGACTAGACTTGGGATGCTCTCCTAAGTATTTAATTCCTATATCTTTGAGTCTAGTAAAAGCTGAGTAGTCAACAAAGTTTTTAAGTATGTCAGCATTTAATCCAATCACTGGGCCTTTTTGGAACAAATAGTCGGCCCATGCTTTTTCTTCAGCTATAACTGATTCATACATAGCGTACACTTCTGATTCACATTCTGATTTAATATCAGCAAAACGTTGATCATCTTTTAATACTTGATTAATAATATAAGCAGTCCATTCTGCATGTAACAATTCATCTTGTAAAATTAAACTGATAATGTTTCCATTGCTAATATAAATTTTATTCTCAACCATTGCTAGACTTGTAGCAAAACTAACCATAAAGCGTAATGCTTCCAATGCGTAGCTGGCATGGAGTGCTATCCAAATTGCACGTATATAATCTTTTTCTGGAACAACTTGTCCCATTTCTTTAATACAATTTAAATGGTGTAAATTTTCATAATGTATACCAATATTAGCGGCCATGCTAATAATTTCACTAGTATCATGTATCTTGTTGAACTCTTCTTTAGGTACACCATACACATTACGAATAATATGACTATATGATTTACTGTGAATATTTGTTTCAAACATCGACCATATAGATACTAAAGATTCCATTTCTGGTACACTTACTACTGGAGTAAAGATCTGTGATGGTGCACGACCTTGAATACTATCTAATGCTGTTTGTCTTAGCAAGTTACTTGTAAAAATATGTTTGACTGCATCACTAGCTTCCTTGTGATCTATTTTATCTTTAGTTAAAGATATTTCTTCAGGTACCCAAAAGAATCCACGTTGTAGTTCTTCAAATTTAGCTATCCTAGGATAACGATATTCTTCAAATCTCTGTACAGTTACTACCCCATCTAAAAACATTCTACGTTTT